AGTCCGGCCAGTAGTCCGCCGAACACGGCCATAATTGAATACTTATGTTCTTCGGTCCATTTATCTTTATTTTTGGGCGGAATGTCTTCGTGCCAGTGTTCGTCAGTGTCTTCTACTGGTGGATTACCTGCGGCTTTTGCTGCGCTATGCGCTTTGACGTGATCTAGGACTGCGCCTTTTTTCCAACGGTTAACGAGCTTTGGTCCGCGGGTCGCGGTTGTTGGCACTTTGGTAGGTGCTGGGAACTCGCCTAGTTTGACCTTACGGTACACGGTTGGCTTGGATACGCCTGCGATTTCGCAGACTTCATCTATGGTTAGTAGTGCTTTCATGGTTTTCCTCTCTTAATTTTTTGCGTCGTTGAAACTCTCGTTCTTTGTCTTGAACGATCAAGTACGCACCCCGGAACATAAACCCCAAAAATGCCCCGAAGAGCATAAATGAGAGGGCTTCTAGGGTTAGCCCTGTAAAATCCGTTGCCATGCTTTTTCGATCTCTAAGGATCGTTGCAGCCGTTCTTTGGGTTTGAGGTCCGTATCGTTCTCTGCTTTATCCAGAGCTTCGTTGACCACCTGATTGATGGTTGATACGGCCCAAGACCATTCGATGTCGCTTACTCGCTTTTCGGCTTCCACGTGTCTACCTCCACATACCAGTTACCCGGTTTATTTTTACTATCTAATACTTGCGCGTTTACCCACTCATCGGTTTGAGCCGTGAGCCATGTCAGGAGTTCTGCGCGATTTATGCTGACGTTCGCTTTCACGAAGTCGGGTGCATTGTCGCGTGGCTTTTGTATTCTTAGCCCGTTTACAAAAATTTTATCTGCCATTTACTACTCCTAAAAAAGAATGACCCCAGCCGGGGGCAACCGTACTGGGGTCAGGGTCAACTACGGAGAACATGATTCACATGTTCAGCTACAGTATAGGCGCAAAGTATGGGATAAGCAACACTTAATCGCATACCCTTGGCATCCTATTTATGCAGTCGTCCAACGCTTCTTGTGCGGATTTTTTAAACTCACCCCGATAAACTTCTTTACCGTGTTCGTCTTTGATGATCGGTAAGTAACCAAAACCTTGATTGTCCCGCGTAACGGGTTTGTATCCTTCTCCACCAACTACTCGAACGATGAAGTCGTACACCACTTTCAATCGTCCTGCTCGGTTCGAGTGCCGTGTTTCGCGGCTTCTTTGTACCACTCGAAGACCAGTCTTAGCTGTCCGCCGATAGTTCGGCCTTCTGCTTTTGACAGTTCTTTTATTTCTTCATACACCTCGCGTGGTACGAGAATGCTTTTCCAACGTGTTGTATCCATTTTTTGCTCCGATGCCCCCGGAATATATATCTACGATAATATAGGAACATATATAAGATTGCAAGAAAAACCCCGCAGGTGCAGGGTTTCCGGGTTATTTGGCCTCTCCCCACGATGGTCCGATCTCTACATCGCACTTTGATGGGACTTCGAGCGGGACCGCATCCACCATAACTTTTGCCACGGCGTTTGCTTCGTCGATGTTTTTCACCGACATGGCAATCTCATCGTGTATTTGAAGCATGGGCAGAATGCCTTGCTTGTAAAGATCGACCATCGCTTTTTTCGTCATGTCCGCAGCAGATGCTTGGATTAACCGATTAAGGGCTTTGTAGGTGTAAGCCCGCTTCAGTCGGGTCGTGGGCCCATATTCGTCAACCGCTTCTTTGTACGGCATTGCTTTGTTCATGGCGAACGTATCGGGTTCCCACAGATCGAAGCGGCACTTACGTCCCAGCAGCGAGTGCAGCGAACCGCCAGATGATTTCTCGTTCAGTCGATTCATCACCCCGGTCATCAAACCTTTAACGAACGGTACACGGTCATGGTATTGCTTCGTCAGCTTTTTAGCTTCCTCCACCGACACGTCCAGTTGTTCGGATAATTTGTTTACGCCCATGCCATACATCATGCCAAGGTTAATCGTCTTGGCCTGCTTCCGCGGGATGTTAGCCATCTCCGCCACCATTGTATGGAAGTCAGTAGCTGGATCGTCGTTGTACGCCTTCACAAAATCGGCTGCACCTTCTAACGGAACGCCTCGCGTTTTACCGTATACATGCGCATAATGTACCAAGATGCGCGGTTCCTGTTGCGAGAAGTCAATGGCCGCCCACTGTTCACCTTCCTCCGGAAGAAACAACGAACGAATCATCGGACCCAGTTCAGGATCGCGGGCCGGGATTTGCTGCAAATTAGGATTGGACATGGAGATGCGGCCCGATACGGTTCCTCCATCGTCAGAGCGGATTTGATTGATATGGGAGTGTATTCGACCATCAGCGTGACAGTGCTTCATGATTGTATTGATGAAAGTGCCGGATGTCTTATTCAGGTTCCGAGCTTGGGTGACGAGTTGCGCGAGGGGATGCTCATGCTCTTGGAGGAAGAGTTTAGTGAAGCTAGGTGCGCCCTTTTCAGTGCGTGGGTAGTGGACTCCGACTTTATCGAACGCTTTGGCGAGCGACTGTGCAGCCCAGATTTCGACATTACTCCCGCTGATGCGCTTAATCTCCTTCAAGACTTCCCTTTCCCGCTTGAGCAGACTATCCCTCGTTCGCTCGACTTTCTCCGTGTCCACCCGAACACCACGCATCGTCATGTCAACAAGACATGGGAGGAGGTCAAGTTCGAGATTAGCGATAGGCCACAAGCCCTCTTTGCCAAGTTGAACGGAGAAGTAATTCCAGAGTTCGAGGGTAAGTTCAGCATCGCCCTCCGCATACGGTCCGACATACATGGCGGGCATCTTCCACATTTCTGCTTTCGGATCGACACCGAACTCCCGCGCCGCCTCCACTAGACCTTTCTCTGATTTAACTTTACCTAAGTGATCGTAGGATAAAGCGTTTAGGCTATAGCTAAATCTGTTCTCATCTAACAGGGAGGCAATAATCATTGTGTCAATGATCCGGCCATTCACCTGAAAACCCATCTGCTTTATCCAGCCCAGATCATATTGCGCGTTGTGCATGATCTTATCGGCAGGACACTCGAATACTTTTTTCAACCCCTTGTTGACTTGCTTCTCATCCAGATTGCCACCACCAAAGTGGCGTACTGGTATGTAACCAGACCAATCATCTACTGCTATAGCGTAACCCACCACCTCACCATCACCTGTTGGCCAACCGGGTCCATGCTTCTTTAGGTTCGGGTCCCGCGTTTCAACGTCGATAGCTATCTTCTTCGCAGACGTAATGTCCGGAAGTTCTAGCGGGGGTATCCATTCACTTTTTGGAGCGAACATTGCCATTTGTAGTTTTGCCATTAGATTTATTTTCCTTATGAGTGAACTCTGCCCCGAGGGCCGTGTATCCTGCTTTGTCTAACCACGAATCAGTGTGGTCTATCGTTTCTATCAAGCGACTGGTCTTCACCCAATCCATCATCAAAGCCACGTGGGCCGCGGTAAGATGACCGTGCGATGCGATTGCACCTTTAATTATTTCGTTCCAACCAACGGCAATCCTGTTGTGGTTGTGGTGTGCATCGCCATAATCCTTTGCGCGTTGCCCATTAATAAGCTTCTCTGCTTGACGCAGAAGTTCTTCTCGCTTCATTTTAATGTACCGTTTGGTTGAGGGGACCGAACACACACCATGCGTTAAGTTCTTTGTCCCAAGTTAAAGTAAGACCGGGCATGTCGCTGTCTTTAATTAGCGGGTTATTCCAGTCTCGTTCAGAGATTTCGTTTTCGAATACAGCACCGTACTTTTCTTCAGCTTCGTGCATCATTTCCAGATACTGTTTAAATGTTATTTTTGTCATAGGTCATAGCTCCGTGATACATCTTCAGCATCTACTATATATAAGTTCTGCTTTGCACGTGTTACCCCCACGTAAAAAACCCGGTGTGTGTCATCCGGGTTCTGTTGGAATTGTGTGTCCGCTGCTGGACTGAGGTCCGTGAACAGCACGACATTATCCGCCTCGCCACCTTTTGATCCGTGGATCGTGGACGCTGTAATACGGGGTACGCCATTAAACTTCTCGCCCCGACGCAGCAGT